CTTGGCATCGGCTGGCTGTTGCAGATACTTCTTCACTTCGCCGTACTGCGGATCTCGCTTCTGCGGCCCGCAGATCGCCCGCACCGTGCGGCCGATGAGTTCGCTGGTGTCGTCAGCGTCTGGAATGCCGGCGGCGTACAGCAACTGAGACAGCCGCTGCAATCCGATCTCCTGTGCCTGTGACGATGTAGCGTGCTTCAGCCAGATCCTGTCGTATTGCAGTCGATTGTTGTCCTTGGAACTTGTCACCTGAAGCTGAACGACCAGCCGCGTCCGGTTGTCATCCATAACTTCGATTTCGGCGTCAAGAATGCCGAATGTGTATTCACCGTTCAAAGGCTCGTAACTGTCGGACTTGTGATCCGATGCGTTGAAGTTGCTTAAGTTTCCCATCTCTATTTACCTTCCTTCTGAAGTTTGCTGGCCAGTGCATCTCGGAATGCTGAAAAGCTGAAAGGCAGTTCGTCAGGCAGCCCCGCCCGATTCTTTGCCTCATGCGTCGGCTTCGGCGTGCATTTCAGCACCGTCTCTGAAGACCCTGTGGCGATCTTGCGAGTCTTGCCGAATCCTTGGTCTTCCTTCTTGACCATCGTCTTTCGAGTAGCAAAAAGAACATGGTCGCACCATTCCTGCACAACAGGATTCACCAGCTTGTGCAGTTTCGGCTCCCAGCGGTCGTAACTCTCCTCGCCAGGATTGTTGACCGCTCTAACATGAGCGTGGCCGATGAGGATGACGTTTTTACCACAGGCGATAGAACCGTCAAGCACCGTCAGGAGCTTCTGCACCTCCTCCAGTGCCAGGGTAAAGCCTTTGCCGTAGCCGGGAGTTTCAATGGACTCCCAGTTATGGCGTTTGACTAAGTCTTGCCATACCAGATTCTGTGCCCAGTCGATGGAATCAATGACAATCCACCGCGTCTCAGAATCTTGATTAAAAATCTCTATTCCTTCGTAAACGTCAGCCATGCTTTTGCATAGCGGCGTCTTGACGCAGTCGATGAAGCTCAGACCGTCTTCGGTCTGGACAAAGCCTGCACCCGGTGCCTGGCTAGCCCAAGTGCTTTTGCCTTCGCCGTGTGATGCGTACAACATCACTTTCTGCGGCCGTGGTGTTCGGCCTCTGATCAGTTCCATTTGCCTTCCTTCCTTCTGAAAAGAACTACTTTCCTTCCGATACTTCTGCTCTCAGATGTTCCGACAGCTCCTGTCGGAAGATTTCCAGGCATTCGAGATTCATTGTCCAGGCTGCGGAATCTGGCCTATATGTTTCCTGATTTCGTCTGGCCCGTTGCAGCCAGTACAGCGTCTCTCGCTTTGTTCTTCCGTTGATTTTCATCGGTTTCAATATGGCCAGTTTTCCGACTTGGCCAGGTCGCTCTACCGAGAAGCACCCGTCACCCCTGTTGCCGTCGTTGGGTCACCGGGCAGGAGCGTGACCAGTCCAGGCCACTCAGCAAACGTCAGCACAACGGCTCACAGTGACGCCTGCCGCTACCGAATGTGTCGCTTGTTAATCGTGTGAATCCCAATGCCGTTTTCTCTCAGCCACCGCTGACGGTCCAGCGGGTTGTTGATGTCTGGAAGTTCGATCTGTGTCGAAAGCTGTTTCCAGATCTCATTTACGTATCGGGTCATCGCTTCGCTGCGTTTGTGCATCTCCACATTTGTCAGGGATTCCATTCTTCGCCCCTCAGCATTGCGGCCAGTTCCATCAGATCGCCAAGTCGGACTGTGATCAGCCATTCTTGACCTTTGTGTTTTGTGCTCACCTGACGACTGCCGACAATCGGCAGATGATCAGATTTCTTGTCTTGCACCGCCTGCTCAATGGCCCCCTGGATATTCGGCCGCGCACCATACTTACACTCGATGTGCAGCCTTGGCAGGCTTTCGCAGGTAACGTCTGACGTTCCTTCGGTGCCGCAATACTGCTGAGTTCTGCGAGTGATGTAGCCCGTTTCAGCCGCGAAGTGCTCAGCGAATTCCCTTTCACCCCTGCTTCCTTTTTGCTTGCTGTTGGTCACTGCACCCTCACCACATTGACGCCGCCGTATTCCATGACCTGCTTTTGTGCTCTCCAGCAGTGCCGGCAGAGTACCTGATATTCCAGCCGCTCCACCTGGAAGCAGATCTCTGAGCCTTCCAGGTCGCTCATCATACTCCACACGTAACACTGACCGCCGTGCAGGTGCTCCACACCCGTCAAGAACTTGGCGTCATTATGACAACGCTGGCAATGCCAGCCGGTTCTACTTCGCGGCATGGTTCTTCTCCTGAATGCTGTTCCAGACTTCACCGCGATGCACATCCAGATCACGCGGTGCATCAATTCCAATGAGGACTTTGTCGCCTCTCATTTCAACCAGCGTGATCGTTATCAGATTTTCGCCAGTCTTATCATCCCCGATTACGATGGTCTCATTTGCGTGACGCGATAAAACAAGCATTCTACAACCTCCCTGTGTCTTTCAGCTCTCGCCTGTATTCCAAAATAGTGTGCTCCGCACACTCCAGAACCTCTGCCACTTTCGCTGCGGAAGCACCAGCCAGCAGCATGTCAATCGCCGCCTGTTTGTCGACTCTTCGCGTTGGCTTCCGCCGTCTGGCAACGTCGGCCGAATCCAAGATCTTGTTGACAGTCTCGCTACGGATGTTGAACTTGCCCGCGATGTGCTTGATCTTTGCGCCGTGCCGATACATATCAACAATGTCGGCCAATTCGTCGTTTGTCAGATCTGCCCGCCGGCGATAACCCCAGCGGAGCTGTACAGCCTCTTTCCGCGTCTGCTCTGGTTCCTTCTGGATCGGAAAGCCGTCAAGCAATGCCTGTTTGTCAATTCCGTTCCTGCGGATGTAATCCGCCAGACCAATGTCATAGACCACGCCCTGCCCTCCTGAACTGGGCGGCCCGCTCTTCAGCGATCCGCCGAGCCTCTCGCCTTCCATTGCCAACTCCGTAGCATGTTCCAGGCGTCAGCCATCTAGCCGCTTCCAGAGCTGATGTTGTGCAAATCCGCTCGATGCCGCTGTCAATCCAGACAACGCTCGTCCAACGCTCCATCATTCATCCTCCCTCCAGCTAGCCATCACAACAAAGGCAAAAACAGCCAACGTGACGGCCAGAACAGCGTTTGGCATTTCATCGCCTTCCAGGTTTCTGTGGCTCACTCAGCTGCTTCTGTACGGATTCTGGCAAGTTGGCCGCGCCACATTGTCTCAGCCAGTCACTCAGCGGGACGCCGTCCCGCTTTGCGGCCGCTTGGAATGCCTGCCGCCAGTCCGGCGGCAACGTGATGTTTACCCTGCTTGAACGAATCATCTGCTCTCTTTCTCACCAGCCATCGCCATCGCCATTGCCATCGCCATTGCCATAGCCATTGCCATTGCCATTGCCATTGCCATTGCCATCGCCATAGCCATCGCCATAGCCATAGCCATTGCCATTGCCATCGCCATAGCCATAGCCATTGCCATTGCCATTGCCATTGCCATTGCCATTGCCATTGCCATCGCTGCCTATGATTATCCAGTCCATTCTACCAACCCCCAGTCACGGCGATTGACACAATTGGCGTCGTCCTGACTGTGCCATACGTATCAATCACAGTCTCCGACGTTGGCCCGCTTGCCAGTTCTCCAAGGCCGCAAGTTGTGCCCCATCTGCGGATATTCCTAGCGTTTGTGATGATCACACTGCCGTCGTCTTGGTCTTCGCATTGACCAACGAAAATCCATCCACGATCCGCCACAATAATCCGCATGTCACCAATCTCTGCGGTCACCGAATCCGCCCGCACATACTCCACGCCATCAATAATCATTTTGCATTTCTCCAAATTGACCAGACTTGAGCCAGACCAGACAAACAAATCAGCAATGTGCCAATGTGCGTCAGTATCAAGCCTGTGAACCATTGACCGTGAATCACTGGTATCGCTCCTGCTCAAATTCCTGCGTTACAGCGTCGACTTGCAATCTGGACAATGACATCCGCAGCCACTTACGTCAGCTTCCGGCGTCACTAACGTCCCACACTCAAAGCACCCAACGAGTGATTCATTGTCCCAAACCCGAACATGATCAACGCGGCAGAGAACGTAATCGGTAATCACCCAGCACAGAAACCCATCACTGTCAGTTGTACAACCGTCGAAACGTGCTTCACCCGATGCGATCCGACTAACTGCTTTTTCACGCTCAATAATCATCGTTTTCGCTCCCGTGTTACGGCCGCCCCCGTAGGGGCGGACTTAGTTGTGTTGTTTAAGCAATCCGAACGCCGCCGTCCCGCAAGTCGAGAACGTAAAGCCTCCGAGCGGTTGCAATGTCGTAGCAGCGACGGCGGTAGTGCATGTCTGGTGCCCGTGCCGGAATGTCAATTGCGATTGAATCGCGGTCCGCTTGGTGACCAGTCACAACTGGGCGATAGTGAACGATTCTGCCGTCGGCTCGTCTGATAGTTGCGTGAGTCATTGTTTTGCCCCTGTGTTTGAGTGTTGTTTGTGTCTCCGATGGTTAAACAATACACACTGAATCGACCGCTGCAAGAATAGTGTGTATAATTTCTGCCCAGATTTTGAAATTAGTGTGTATTGAATGCAAAAAGGCCGCCAGTTCCCTGCTGGCGGCCTCGGTGAGATTGATGCGTTCAATCTCCAAAACGCTACGACGGTCCAGAATTTCCCTCTGATTCAATGGCTGCAAAGCTGCGAATGACTTCAAGCAATGGCAGAGTCTGGATGTGTTCGCACAGGTAGTCGAAGTGCGCCCAGATTCTCCAGCCAGCCGCTCTGGCTCGCTGGCAGAATGCGAAGTCACAGCCAACATCAACGGTGCCGTCTGTGTTCCAACGTCGGGCGAATGGCTGCTGGTCCCGCAGAGACTCAATCACTCGACGACTGACCAGGAAAGAGCCGGAGCCAATTGCGTCGACTTCCTGCAACCCTTGCCATTCGGACGGGTCGAGTGGTTTGAACCCCTCTGGCACTTCACGCAACGCATTAAAGTAAAACGGGCGGTCGCCCAGCTTCGCAGAATGCCAGACTGGCGTCGGAAGGCCGATAATATCCAGATCCAGGTCGATCAGATCCAGCGGGTTACGTGTCGGCGGATTGTCGTCGTCCATTGACAGCCAGTAATCTTCGCCACCGTCCAGAAAGTCATTCATGCAACGGTGAAGATTGTTGACGTATGGCGAATGCGTCGGGCAGTCGTGGCGGATCTGGTGCCGGCTGTCAGAAAGAATGCGACAAATGGCAAAGTGAACTAGCTTGTGGATGTTGCCGCTGCCGTTTGGACAGGTCACATACACTCTAGCCACGCCCCCGCCTTTCAGCCGCTCTTCGCTTCAATCTTTCAGACTCAGTATCGTTGGTTTGTAGTTTTTTAGACTGCTTGTATCCTGACCAGCTTTTTGTTGCATTCCTGCGCCTGCCCGGTTTGTTGCTCTCAACATTAAGGGAATCTGCATCATCAGCATCAGGTTCAAGTCCGGCGGCTCTTTTGGCTGCAATTAATTGCAGTGCTTCTAGATCATACTCAATTTCTGGATCTGACGCGGTCACGTACTGTTCGTAGAATAACCCAGCTTCAACATCTGTCAGAACATCACAAACATCAGGAAACTGTTCTACGGCACTTTCCGCGAAACCAAATGGCACTGTCAACAAACCAACCCAAAACCCTTTCGGGCTGTGGTCGTCACTGTCTCTATGACTGCTTGTCTTATCGTACAGCCATCCGCCGTATTGATCGACAAAATGCGACCAATCCATCCCCCCACGCCTCCCTGCGGATATTGTGTTGAAGGCTGGATATCTGTGTCTGCCTCTTGAATCAATCCCGATTTTTACCTTTAGGCAGACAACGCTATCCATAGTTTAGCTCTTCTGTGTTTATTGACTGGGACGGAGCTAACCCCCCCGAGGGAAAATATGGGCCACTGTTTTTGATTGTGCTTGAAAACTGGCCGCTGTAGTGGTTTGCTCTCGAATTCTCTTCTGAAAGGTAACCATCCAAAACACGGCAAGGATCTTGCGTCCTATCGCCGCTACTAAATGCTATTGATGTTTTTACGGTTGATGTGTACTGGCCAGACAATAACTTCCAATCATTGGCGACAGCATCGGAACAAATCGTCGTGTCCGTCTCATCCCATGTTGGGTACGTATAGTCTGTGCTGCCACTGATCGACTCGATGTTTAGACTGGTTTTGACAGTTGATGTGAATGCACCACTCTGAAGATAAAGAAAGTTGTTGTTCCTGAAACCAAATTCGTCCTGATCCCAACCGCACCACATCGTATTGACACCATCCCAACAGCCCGTCGACATATCGTAAGTAGACGAAACGTCATAACTGCTTTTCACCGTTGTTGTGAATAGACCACTCCAACGATACATAGACTCCGAAGATCCGCCATTCCATGAACTGAAAAAGCCAAACGAGTTTGATCCGTCGTGTCCAATTCCGCTAGGGGCGTCAGTGTACGATGAAAAGTCAGCCGATGTTTTTACTGTTTGTGTGAAACGTCCAGACGTTATAAAAAACCAAGGGTAAGTGCTCGCGGCACCGTTTTTGTAGATGCCCATCGTGTCTTCGTTGGCCACCTGGTCGAAAACAGCCTCCCATGGAGAAGCGCAACATGGACAATCAACACCGCTCATAATTGTTTCGGGTATCCCCTTTGAGAATAAGACGCAATGACGCTGACGCCTGCACCGCCAGTCAGAGACCCCCAATCTGAAACAGGGAGATTGATTTTTCCATTCTTTAGGTTTTCAACGAATTCAATCTCTATTGTAGCGTCTGGAAATGGGCCGCCCGTTACAGTCACATCATCAACCGCAATCTCAGTGTGAGTCTCTAATTCAGTTTTCACTTCAGCGGCTGTATCGTCAAAATTAAACGTCAACGTCACTTCTGCGTCATTGACTGTCAAATCTGTGTCAAAAGTGCCTCCGGTTGGCGTCCCAGTCATCGTTAATTGAATTTTGCAATTCTCAGCCTTACAGCCGCCGCCTTTGACCCATCGAGCACGGCCAGGGTCAAGCGTCTTCAGCCGCGCGACCTCTGCACGCACAACCTGTTTGAGCTGCATGACAGCCTCTGGCCCCAACGTGTACCGTTCAACCATTGCTACGCCTCATAGACGGTGATGCGTACTTCACAGGCCGCCGTGTCTGCTTTCATCCGTAGCGTTGCACCAGGGTTGTAATTGAAGATCGCAGGAAACGCCGGCTCCGATGCTGACGGCTTGGGCTTCAGCCGGCCGATGGCCTGCATGTTATTGCTGCCGTCCTTCTTGCCCCATTCAACATAGTTGGTGCCGTCCAGATTCTGCATGATGCAGATACCCTCTGTGGTCAGCTCTGCAAGCGTTACGTCTTCCTCAGTGGTCCCAATGTTGACAATGTTGGTCCAGACTCCCTGTGCTGCCTGGTCAATCTGGACCAGCCCAGGGTTGAACGAATCTTTGAAGCCAGCGTTATTGATTCTGAAATTGCAGGTCAGCGTGATTTCGTCAGCCATTGGTGGTTTTCCTTATCCAGAGATCCCCGGCAATGCCGCAAACGACAGGCTAGGGTATATGTCGTAATCAAGAAACACAGCCGAAGCCACCGTCGGATCAGTTTGTGCCTTCCCTGAACCATCGAGCAGGACCGGCGCTGTCGGCTCACTGCCGTCTGCTTCGTTGGTGATCTGCTGGAGCTTGTTGTCGTCGTCCCGCTCTCGGAATCCCTGATCGAGAATTTTGAATCCCCAGCCGTCGTTGTTCAAATGGATTGTCAGCGTGACGATTCGGAACGTCACATCATTTCGCTGCCGAATTGGACTGACGCTAACTTGCTGGCATTTCGCCTGTCCAGCAGCCACGCTCAACCCATCAACATTGATGGCATCCGAATTCACAGCATCCTGATAACTCAAAATCCAAGTCGGAACAAAAGCCTCATTGGATGTGATCGTCACCGTGCGTCGGCTGTTGTCACGCATGATCGGCGGATCGAATGGATCGCCCGCACTGTTGACGATGCCCTGGCCATTTCTGTCAGTGTCAGCCACTTCCTGAAATTGTTCAGTTGCCCACTGGTATTCGATGGGATCGTCCAGCGGAGAATCGCTCGCTTCACGTTCATTTGAATAGGTGGCCGTAACAGTCCAGAAGTAAGGCGAAGCACCTTCGTTGCGTGCCCGCAGACTGTTGCAATAGCTTGACGGGTCATTCGGGTAAGGCTGGCCCAGGAACGGCAACGCGGCAGCCTGAAGGACTGTGACTTGATCGTCAAATCTGTTGTCAGTCCTCACGCGGTAAAGTTGCGTATGCGTGATGCTGCCGCTGAGATCGCCGCCGCCTTCGCGGCCGTCCCAGATTTTACGTGCCCAGGTTACGGCCATTATGTAAATGACTCCACGGTTTTCTGATCGAACATACTGCCCTTGATCAGTTGGTTTTGTTCGTCCAGTTTGTCGTTTGTCTTCTTCTGTTCGCTCAGTTGTTTTTCGCCAGTGCTGCCACGGCCGAAGACATTACGAACAATCGAGCTGAACGCGCCTGCACTGCCAGCCGTTGCAGCTCCTGCAAATTGTACCTGCCGCTGTTCTTGCTCGTCTTCCAGATTGCCGGCCAGTTTCGGGCCAGCTTCCCTGAAGCCTTGCCACATACCATCACTGACACTCTCGGCCACTTTCGGCACTAACTCTCTGCCGATGCCGCCAGGCATGCCCGGAACGGCACGGCCGCCGGTTGCCCCCGCAAGTAGATCCTGTTTGATCACAAAGCCTGAAGCCGCAGCCTTTCCGACTTCTTCGCCGGCTTTCTTCATGTCTTGTTCTGCCAGAAACTCTTTTGAAATCGCCGCTCTCGGTGCGAACAAATCAAAGACGCCCCCCAGAATTCCACCGGCACCCGGCTTTTCCTCATTGTCAAACTGATCAAGCGGATTGCCGAAAACTAATTCTTTTGCCTTCCTAATTTGTTCAACGCCTGCACCGATAGATTCCGCCCATTGTGCAACACCTTCTGCCATACTTGCCAGCAATGGCTGCATTGCCTCCAATGTTCGCAACAATGCCTCACCGAAGATATCCGCGAATACTAAACCGATTTCCATTCCTATTTCCGCCAGCTTTAGCATTGCGGTAATAATCGGTTTCAGACCTTCCAACAGCCTTTGTAAATTCGGCAATAGACCTTCTTGGATGAATGTTGTGATACCTTTCATTCCGTCTTTGAGATTAAACGTCTCAATGATGAACTTTCCGAATTCCACTGCCGCCATTTTCACATTATCAACCAGTGTCGAGAATAAAGCGCCTGCCGTGTTCTGCGTGTCTTCCAGTGCGGTCGCAAATTGGCCCTGACCTGTTGTCATTCTCATCAAAGCCTGCTCAACCATCGCATAGCTGATCTGGCCCTGTTCGCCCATCTTTCTAACCTCTTCAACACTCTTGCCAGTCATGTTGGCAAGTTCCTGATAAATGTTGATTTGGCGATCAATCAGACGGTTGCCTTCCACGGCTTGCAGTTTGTTCATGCCGCGAACTTTGCCAAGAATGTCAGCCAGTTCGTTCATACTGGTTCCGCTGGTTGCTGCCAGCTTCGCCATCATTTCAAGGTTGCGGTGTACATCCTCAATCGAAAACCCAAAGCCTAGCATTGTCTTTGCGGCCTGTGCGATGTCCTGCACTTCAAACGGCGTAGCCGCTGCAAACTCCCGCAGCTTACGCATCATTTCGCCCGCTGCCTGCGAACTTCCCGTCAACGTCTTTAGCTGCACTTCCAACATTTCAACGCTGGCAGCCTGCTGCACTGACGACACTACCGCTCTGGTAAACGCACCGATCAACGCCGTAGCTGTTGTATATGCCACGCCAACAGCCGCAGCAGCAGCGGCCATTCTCGCCATCCCTGCCACTGACGTATTCATGGCAGCGTTGCCCTGACCCATTGCGGCAGTGTTCTGCCCCACGGCGTTTGTGACGCCTGCAACGGAACCTTGAGCCTCACGCATCTTGCGTTGGAATTGGCCAGTATTCGCCGTCATGTTGACGATCATGTCACCGATTACCGCCATAACTTCCCCCAAACATTGCAGCGGCCTGATTCGGTGCCACTTCGTTTTTCGGCTCGTCTTTGCCCAAGATCATCCAAGGCATCACCTTTGCCCCAAATGCGTGACAAACAGCCGCACCAGCATTTGCGATGGTGTCTTTCACAGGCTCATATCCGAAAGGCTCCAGCGTGTAATAGGCCACCCACTCATCGAATTGCTGGCTGGTCATACTCTCCAACATCGCGTCAACGTCATATTGACCGCAGACGACGGCCAGCCGCATGGCTAGCCGCCTTCTGTGGTCTTTGGCTAGTTTCCCGCCAGCGTTTCAATGTCATCCTCTTTCATGCCGCATAGACGCATCGCCACATTGACAATCCGCTCCACAACGGCCGAAGACTGCCCTCCGATGGCTTCGATGTCTTCAACTGTAAAGATGGCGTTGCCGTCGTCGTCTTTGCAACATGCGACCAGCAGCCGCTGCCGCACTTCCTGCAATCGCCTGGCTGCCGGCTTGCCGCCTTTCGTTTGGAACTGCTGCTCAAACTGGCTGCGAGCCTTGGCCGTCATGCCATGTACATTAACGTAAGAATCTTCACCGAACTCCGGCAACGGCACCCGCTCAGCAGGCACCGCTGCCGGAGCCAGGAAGGCTTCCCTGCTAATCACCGCCATCAGTCGTCCTCCTCATCTATTGCGTTTGGGCCAGGAATTGGCTCGCCAGTCTCAGGATCGTACCCAGAGATCTCGCCGGCATCGAATGCCTCAAAGTCCTCTGGTGCGATCCCTTTCTGTAACCGCTCATACGCCGCCTTTGCTTTTTCCATCGCCGTAGGCGTCATCTGTGCGGCCTTCTCGCACTCATCGTCAGCAGGCTTTGCACAGCCCATACGGACCAGCATGAACGCCTGCGGGTTTTCAATGATTGCACCGACTTGCAGCCAAGTCTTTTCCCCTGGCACATACTCAGGATGAGTAGGCCCCATTTCCATAGGTCTCAACAACTCTGCCTTCACTGCTTCACCTCAAAACTAAGTAGGCCACGTTCCAAGGCCGTCGAGCTTGATGGCTCCAGATGCTCGCAGGCCGTCATTCATTGCGACTGTCACATCAAAAGAAACGCCAGCACCCGTAAACGGGTATTCG